ACCAGTGTAATCACCTTTCTTAATTCTATCGTAAGCATCAACACCGCCAGCTATTGCGCCAAGTCCTGGTAAAAATCTACCTGCCAACTTACCTGCTCCCGCTAACATGCCTGGTGCTGGTGCTGGAACCGTTGCTGCTTCTTTCAATTGAACAGCGTCAATTGGGTGTCCCATGATAATTTTTGTATTATCATATTGAACATAAGCACGACCTTCTCTAAGTTTAACAACTTTGCCAAATACTGCTTTCTTTAGTACGTTGCTGTATACTTTAACTGGTGCGCCAACTTCTACACTACCATAGCTTTCTGCTATGCTTTCTTTCTTAGCTGTCTTGGCAGCATCCTTCCATGCTTGTGCTGTGGGTGCTTTTGGATGGCTAGCTGGTCTACTAGTACCTGCAGCCTTGCGCTTGTTTACATTATAGTAAAGACCTTTTTTGGCTGCTTCGTCAATATCTTGTTCTTTCTTAGACAACTTCTCTGTTTCACGACGTGCTTTGTCACTTAGGTTAGTAACTTTGCCACGACCATCTTTATTAGCAGTGGACTTTTTCCACTCGCCTTCATCTTTCCAACTTGTGACTTTACCATCTTTATCTTTTACTTCAGTACGTAACTCAGCTAGTTCCAATGCTTTGGCTTTGTGCTTAACATCGCCTTGCTTGTCAGCTTTCTTTTTATCTTTGTGTGCGCCAGCGCCACTTGTTGTTGCGTTTTTAGCTACAAAGTTGCGTGGCTTAGGAGCTTCAGCTTTAACAGTTTTGCCCTCGTCCATACGAGTCAAAACACGATTGACAATCTTTTTAACTTGTATCTTTTTCTGCTCTTGCTGTTCTTGTAGCGCACCTAGCATTTCATTATTGACTACTTTTAAATATTCATTAATGTTGCTTTTGAACTTAGGAGTAGTTTGTTGAGGTTTAGAGTACTGTTGCATGACCATTTGTTGAGCCATGTTAGTACCTTCAGTGATTATTGTTTTTTCTTTAGTTCCACTGTTATCAACAATGGATAGGAGTTTCTTCATGTCCATGGTATTATTTCTTTGCCATTATGTCTTTTTTAACTTTGCCAGCAATCTTGTTAGCAACTTCAGTTGAATAACCAGATTTTTTAGCACTAGTAACTACACCTTTGAAACCTTTGTTCCCACCAGTGTTAGGCTTGCCTACATCACCAGTTCCTTTTTTAGCTTCCATGTATGTGCCACATTCTTTTAAACCGTGGACTGGACATGCTTTACCTTTAGGTGTATGGTTGCATTTGCCTTCACCAAGTGCCGCACTGGCATTTGCTTTCTTTAAATCTGCGCCAGTGGCTCTCATGCCTGGTACTGTAGTTGTTGCTGTTGCTGGGATGGCAGATTTAGCAGCAGCACTAAGTTTATTACCTATTTGTCCTATGCTTTCTTTTGTTTTAGAACCAGATCTGCTGGCTAAAAATTCTTCATCTTCAGCATCCTGTTTGTTTCGACGGCGGAGATTAACTTTGTCTAGTGCATGGCTTTTTGCCCATTCATCTTCTTCAGCATCACGTTTGGCTTGTCGTTCTTTGGCAAATTTTTCTTCTGCAGATTCTTTAAATGGTAAACCGGCTGCTTTACGACGTGAACCAAATACTTCTTCTTTTTCAGTTTCTACTTCACCATCTTTATCAAAGTCTCTTTTAGCTTTCTTTGATTTTTTAGCTTCGTCTAATTCTTCACCTGAACCACTGTCTTTAAGACGAATGCTAGCCACTGTCCATCCGCCACTACGTGCATCACGTGCGGCACGATCACGCACTTCACTTTGCGCTTCGCCTTCGTCAGCAGTAATAGTCATGCCTTTCGTCGCGCCGTCTTTTTCTAACTTGACAAAGTATTGCTTCTTTTCAGACTTTTCAACTTTGCCTTTCTTTTTGTCTGTTGCACGTACACCACTTGCTTCATCGACCTTTTCTTCTTTCTTCTTGATCTTTTCAGCTTGAGCTTTCTTAAGGTCTTTGATCTTTTCTTTAGCTTCCATTAACTTGCCTCTTAGAGCACGTTTTTGGCTTTCTGAATAAACATCGCTGTCATCGATAGCTTGGCCGTATTCGCTAAACTTCATTTCGTATTCCATATAGTGGTATACGCTAGCGACATAATCAGCTGCTTTTGTGATCTTAGCCTGTACCCAACCTTCTAGTTGTGTATTAGCTTCCATCATTTTAAATAGTTTTAAACTGTAATTTGCTAACTTGTATAAGTCAGCTTTGGCCATAGCACCTTCACGGTCTCTTTCGCCGCCTGGTAAGCCATTCATATCATCTTGTGGTTGCATATCGATGTGCATAGTAAACTCCGTTATCGTTGTATTTAGCGTTTTACGGGCTTGCCGCCGAAAATACTGCCCTTCATATCAAGTGCATTTTTCGCTGTTCCGTCTTTGTTTTTCGCTTGTTTTGCTTTAGGAGGCCTTGGCTTACCACCCTTTCCGTACCTGTTTCGCGTCTTCTTATTGCCAATTGCTAAGTGTGGGCTAACAACCGTAGCAATACTGCCGGCACTAGTAGAACCGGCAGTTGCTTCTTCTTGTAATATTTCCCACAACCTCATATTAGCTTTCTAAAATTTCCAAGCAATGATTCCAGTGTGAAATACGGTCATCAAGACCAATAGTTCCACCATTAATACGTTTGCTCAGTGCTACTACATCGCCAGTATCACAAATTGCGTTTAAATTGTTTTTCTTCCAGAACCAGCAAGCACTTAGTACTGCATATTCTGGTGTTCGTAAAAGATCTGGATCTTCTACAAGTGTATCATCACCAAAAAGATCTTTACTACATTGCGTGTAGTTACTCTTACCAGTCAATTGAAGTAATCCACGACCACGATATTTCCAGCCTTCTCCGCTAGTTTCGTCACCATTGCCCATACGACTTGAGTATACACGATTAGCAATCATCTCTGGTTTGCGTTCGTATTGTACTGCAATGTCGTCTGTTGGAAAATACTTGCCAAATGTGCCACGTAAGCCTTTGGCTCCGTAGTTTAAGTTTTCTTGTAGTAGATTAAAATCACCACTTTCGTGCTGACATTGCGAAATAAATCCAGCGACTCTTGCTGGAGTATTAATCTCGAACTGTGGTAAATGCTCTGCAAGTGCTTTGAACCATGATTCAGGATCTTTATTTTTGCTAATACAAGCGGCTACCTTTTCTAGTGTAAAATCAAAATCAAAACTCATTTTATTTCTCCATTGTAGTGTATTTATTGGTTTATTAATCTATTGGTTTTTCACCAGTTAGATATGGTCTTGAAAACCACAATTTAAACCACTCGGGCGTACCCGGTTTAATATCATGCTTCTTCATAAGGGCTCCTTTACTGTCACCCGTTGCACTGATATTACTTCCTTGCATACCTCTGTATTCTTGTAGTTTAGCTTGCCCGCCTAAACCTCCGCCAATACCTGCAAGTGCTTTTAGTTCATGTATAGGATCATTGGGATCAAGATAGCAGTCATCGCTACTATCCGTGTTTAAATCCTGTGTAGTGATCCTATACTGTTTCATAATTATTTTTTTGGTTCCCAGTATCTTCCATTACCAAATGCTTTATCTGCAAGATCTTTTTGGAATCCCCATGTGCGTCCGCTCTTATTATATTTTGCCTTAGACCATTTACCACTCTTAGTTTGTTTGATTCCGTAGCTGGCTGCTTCGTCTTCTCTGCCAGCTGGCACGTTATAAAAATACCTACCTACTACTACTGGTTTAGAATCTTGCTGGCGTTGCCATTCATCTTCGTGTCCTAGTTCATGTTCCATTTCACGACGTTTGAAATCACGTTTTTCATAGTCCATTTGATTTTGTTGATAGCGATCATAATCGCTTGGACTCATTAAGTCTGGGTTACGAGAGTTTTCTGCTGCCATTTTGTCTTTCTTTACTCTTACTTTGGGTTTTGCAAAGTCTTGCATACGCTGTAATGCAGTTTGCATTAGTTGTTTGACTTTTTCATCGTCAATTTCTGGATTCATTGAATCACGCCATACTTGAAACTTTTCCTCATCGCTCATGTTGGGGTCTAACAATGCTTGACGCATAGGTGTAGCACGTGGACCTTCCTCTTCTCTGCTTGGATCATTAGTTTCTTGACGTGCAATTACTTTTAAATCATCTAAACCAAACTGCTTATACGGTTCAACTCCAGACTTGTCTGGACGTACTAGGTATTGGAATGCATTAACCTGGTCAGCACCAACAACTACAGTAACATTACCATAGCCCATAGTAGCTAACTTTTTAAGTACTCTATTCAAGTCAGGCATTTCATCAGTTGCTGTGTTGAACACTTTGGGATTATTTGGAAATACTTGATTGTAAATGTCTAATTTTTCATCAGGACTTAACGGATCATCTTTGCCCATTGTTTTGCTGATTACAAAATATGGATCGGCACCATCATCTTTTGCCTGTGTTAAAACGCTACTGGCCAGCATCATGTGACCTTTGTGCCCCATGCCACGGCCCCAGCCTACAACTGCGTTTTTACTTTCGCCAGTACGGTCTAAATTCTCTATCAATAGTTCACGTAATCTCATTAGTCTTTCCTTGGAGCCCAGTTAGCTTGGTCAATTGCCTTAACAAACTGTCCTGGAACATCACGTTTAAATTCTCCGCCTGGATGGGCCTGAACATAACCTTCAGGTTTAGTTTGCTTAATGCCGCTATGTGTGCCTGCACCTAATGCAGTAATTAAATTCATCTTAGCAGCAGTTATCATCTCCACAGTGGTTAGAACTGCATCTAATCCTGGATCAGATAAAACTTTTTGTGCCATAGCTGCCGACATCTTTTTAGCTGCTACTTGATTCTTAATCCAAGACTGAAATTTATTTTTAACTCCAGCTACACGTAAATTTTGATTAAAGAATGTATATAATATATCACCCACTTTGCTTAGTCCTGGCTTGGGTGCTAAAAAGGCATCAATAGCATCTGCATTTGCATCAATGTATTGCTCAATTTGATCTAACTCACTATCATCAACATCTGGAGCTTCTTCAACATAAGTTGTGCCTTGCACAATAACGTCTGGTGTACTTAATTCTTCTGCGTTGGGATAACGTGTTTCATCGCTAGTTCCCATTGTTTCGTAATAGCCAGTTGCTGCCACCATAACTTTTGCAGTTCTAATTCTTTTACCCAAGTCACTATCTGCTGGAATATGAAAACTAGTAATGTTTGGTGTAAAATCGTAATCGCCTGTTTTGGGATTTAATTTTGCTGGTTGTCCAGGATGAAATAAAATACCACCTTCAATATATCCAACCTCTGGACTAATTTTTTCAAAGTAACTCCACAAACTTGCCATTTGATTAGCATAGTTTTGGCGTTGTTTTTCTTTACCAGGTTCTGTATTACCAGTACCTAAAATAAAATTTCTAATGTCTTCTGGACTATTCATTTCAGTACTAACACCGCTCTTGGTCTGTGTTGTACCACGCTTCAAATAATCCCACGCATTTTTAGGAAATAAACGGAAAACACCATCCTCATCACGACCCCAGTATACAACTGGACTGCCGTCCCACTTTAATTCAATTGAACCAGATTGTTTGCCCATGCTACGTAAACGTTCAACTGCATGGTGCGCTCCGTTACTGCCGTTAGTAAACGCCAAGTCTTCAATGTGTTGATACTTACGACCTACTTTGGGTGGAGCTGCTTCAAATAGTTCTCTTAATCTCATTTCAACATCCTTAGTGTGCGACTAAACCATTCGTTAGTACCGACTGTGGGAGTTGCGGCTTGCCAACTGCTAGATGCCTTTGCCTTGTCGAAAATTTCATTACGTTTTGCTTCGTCTGGAATAGCATCCATTATACTTTCAACACTGCCCAAACTATCTGCATTTGCGTTTGGTCCAAGTAACGTTTGAGCAATAACATTTAAATCATCACTAATAAACTCTGCCTTCTTACCAGCAGCATCGCGTTTGTAAAGACCTTCGTCTGGACTCCACAAAAATCCTCCACTGCTAGCAAGTGTATTAATCATCATTTGTTTATTAACACCTTTGTATGGACTGCCTGGTGGGATAGCGTGGTGATGAAATCTACTTACAATTTCTGCTTTAGGAACAATTTTAATGTCCACTTGATAAAAACCTTCACCATAAGGAATGAGTGTATGAACTGTTACACCAGCTTTGTGGGTTTTTAAACCTTTTTCTTTTAAGAAATCATCTAACGCTTGACGTGTTGTTTTTCCATCTTTAGTCTTAAAGAATCTAGCAGCATCATTTAAATCTGCCATAACGTCTAAGTCGCCAGATCTTTTTGGTTTTAGTTCAACACCTTGTGGTAATTCTCCAGTGTTGTATTTGTCTGCGTATGCTTTAACTGGAACAAACTTTTGTTCACGCTCTCTGTAGATACCAATAAGCTCACCACCTAAATAAGCATTTTGCGTAGGCGTAGCACTACTACCAATGACATGAATCTTTAGACCAATTTCACTGACAAACTCTTCAGTGGTTTGAACTAAACCGTCAATCATTTCAACAGTTTGTTCGTAATCAGTACTCTCAGGCCAAATGTTGCCGCCTTCGTTTAAAATCATTTGTAAGCCCCTTCACGCATATTCGTCATCTCAGATTCGTGAATTTTCTTACAAATTTCTTCAATCATTTCTTTATCTAATTCGTCTCTAAGTTCTCTTAATGGGAATTCGTCTTTGTATATGCTATACGCTTTTGTAACAACTGGTTTAAACACTCTGTGCGAAAATGATTGACCTTGATCAAACTGTTTCTTACATAAGTTTAATATAGGAAAGAATTTTTTACGATAAAAATCATCGTTGTTGTGCATGAAATAGATAATGTCTTCAGCAAGATCGAATGAATATTCGTCATCTGCTGAGCTATGATCATTGGTCTTTTTATTCAGCCCAATTTTATCTAGCTCAAGTTCATCATCTATGCTCTTTGATGTATTATTGAATAGTTCTGTAATTTTCATATATGTCCAAGCTGTAAGACTAATAACGTACTCATATTAATCCGCCGTTCGTATATTTAGCTAATTTAGCTTCTAAGGAGATTGTTCTGTTTAAGCTGGAATTGCGTTGATTACGCGGTCTATTCTGCTGATTTCACTGCCTAAAAACATCTTCACCATGGTAAGAGACTTCTCATCTTTAACATAGAAGTAACTGCCTCCCCATGAATAGTCAGCTGACAATTCTTGTATGCATTTCTTAGTTAATCGAACTTTGTCACTAGTATTAGCCCATTTAATAAAGCTGTCGTAACTAGTACGAGTCTTACCCATGGTTATTTTGAATTCAAAATCAATCTTAGGTAAAAATACAGTGTTCTTTTCCAACTTGGGATACAAGAATTCGTCTGGAATACTAACATACTTTGTACGATCAATATCAACAGACGTTAACGATACTACATCGTTAAAATCATTAGTGTAAAAACTTAATAACGGATGTTCAACTCTAATATCAAAGTTTTGAAAACTTGATAGTTTGTGTTCGAGAATTAAGCAAAAATCTAAATCCGCTAAACTTCTTAATTTACTCCATGGGGGAGACAATAAGGGTAGTTTAGTTGGATCAATTGCTTTTAGTTTGTGCCTTGCAAAGTCTAAATCACAACCCCTAAACCAAGCTGAAACTGGACATACCAGTACTGCCTTGTACTGGTATTTGTCCATAAAAAGTTTTTTAGTTTTCTTGACTAGTATTTTCTGGTTGAGTTTCATTTTCTAGCAATAATGGCTTGATTATTTTTATTCTCTTAGTAAGAGTAATTTCACCGTTTAACGAGCCAATAGTCAAATGCCCGCCATTCTTTAGTTCACCAAATAACATCATCTTACTTAGCGGACGTTTAATTAGTTGATCAATAGTTCTCTGCAAAGGACGAGCACCCATTTTTGAATCAAATCCTTTTTCAATTAGTAGTTCAATTGCAGATTTGTCAATCTTAATTTTAATGCCCTTTTCTTTGACCTGTGCGCTCAATTCTGCAATAAACTTGTTAACAACCTTAACCATAATGTCTTTGCCAAGTTTCTTAAAGGTAACAACAGCATCTAATCGATTACGGAATTCTGGAGCAAAAAACTTCTTTAGATCAGAATCAGTGTAGTCTTTTTCTTGTGCACCAAAGCCAATTTGATTTTTTTCACTTGCTTGTGCGCCAGCGTTAGTGGTCAATATAAGAATCAAGTTTCGGCAATCAGCTTTCTTACCATTGCTGCCAGTAACAAACCCGTTATCCATTAGCTGTAACAAAATTGTACTTACGTCTGGATGTGATTTTTCAACTTCATCAAACAATAATACACAATTTGGATTCTCTTGAATTTGTGTAATTAGCAAGCCAGCATTTTCTTCAAAGCCAACATATCCTGGGGGACTACCGATTAGTTTAGACACACTGTGTTTTTCTTGATATTCACTCATATCAAAGCGAATAAGTTTAACACCTAACTGTTTAGCAAGTGCTTTTGCAGTTTCAGTTTTACCACAACCAGTTGGACCCATAAACACAAAACTACCAACTGGTTTATTATCAGCTTTAAGTCCTGCACGGGCAACAAGAATTTTATCAACTACTTCTGTAATAGCAGTATCTTGCCCATACACCTCTGCTTGTAACTCTGTTTCCAAAGTAGACAAATTACTGGATTCAGTTTCGGCAATTTGCTCTGCTGGCATTTGAACCATTTGTGCTAGTTCGTATTGGATTTCACGTTCACCAACAACTCGTTCATCTGCAAGTTTTAAGTTAAATCGAGAACATGCACAGTCAATTAAGTCAATTGCTTTATCAGGCAACTTCTTATCTGCTTGATATTTAACGGACAACTTAATTGCAACATGTAAAGCTTCATCAAGAATTTTAACTTTATGATGACCCTCGTAATACTTCTTAAGACCTTTTAGAATTTGCAATGCTACTTCTGGAGTGGGCTCATCAACTGTAATGCGTTGGAAACGACGCATGAGCGCACGATCTTTTTCAAAGTGCTTGCGATATTCATCCCATGTAGTTGACGCTACAACTTTAATGTTACCTTTGCTTAATGCAGGCTTCATCATGTTGGCAAGGTCATTGGCACTATTTCCAGAACTGCCAGCACCGCTAATCATGTGTGCTTCGTCAATAAACAGTACAGTCTTGCCTTTCTTTTCTAATGCTTTGAGAACAAGTTTAAAACGTTCTTCAAAATCTCCACGATATTTAGATCCAGCAAGCATGGCACTGATATCTAAATTAAACACTTGGTAATCTTTTAGAAAATCTGGAACTGCACCATTAACAATGTTAAAAGCAAGGCCTTCAGCAATAGCGGTTTTACCAACTCCTGGATCACCAACTAGCATTACGTTATTTTTACTTCTACGTCCCATTGCTAGAGCAATATTTTCTAATTCTTCAATACGACCTATTACAGGGTCAATTTTATTCTTCTTAACTGAATCGTTAAGATTGGTTGTGAATGCTTTTAACGCTCTTTCGCTTTGATTATCATGCACTTCTTCTTCGCCGCTTTCTACTTCGTTGTTAATGTAATCGGCAAATTTATCTTTGTCAATTTCTGCTTGTTGAATATAATATAATGCCCATGATCGTTTTTCACCCATCATTGCTAGGAAAACGTCTGATGGTTCAATTTGTTGACGACCATTAAACAACACTTGTGTAAACGCACGATTTAACACACGTTCAACTGCTTGTGTCTTTTTAGGTTTACCAACGGTATTGGTCACAATATCGTTGAGTTTAGTTTTTAGATAATGTTCAAGATTTTTTTTGATATACTCGGGATCAGCACCGTATCCTTGAACACATTTAAAGAAACTTTCTTCGCACAGCATGGAAAAAAGCAAATGCTCAACAGTCAAGTACTCGTGTTGTAGTTTTTTGGCTACATCAATGGCCTTTTCAAAAACTAACTTTAAATTCTCACTTGGTTCTACCATTCTCGTTCCTTTGTTATTATATCAGATAAACAATACCTTCAAACTCTATTATATACGAAACTTGTAACTTGTCAAGTTATTTTTTAGAAGTTATTGAGGTAAATTATTAATTTCTTTTTGAATGGCTTCTAGTTTGGCTCTTATTGTACTATCAGTAATTGATGGAACTTTGACATTAACAATAATGATAAAATTACCAGTTTGTCTATGCCTTGAGTTTTGAAACCCCATTCCAGAACACGAATATTCGTCACCGTGTTGAACACCTGGACGAATCTTGACCTGTAAAGTTTTATCATCAATTGTACGGATCATTTTTTCAACGCCTAGCATAGCGTCAAATGTGGATAATTCAATTTGCGTACAAATGTCATCTCCACGTCTAAAATATTGTAAATCAGGATCTACAAATATAGTAACGTTCAAGTTGCCTCTTGGGGCGCCTGGAATACTATCGTCGCCTAATCCATTATAGCGTATAGTTTGTCCAGTTTCAATGCCAGGTGGGATATTAATTACAACACTTTGTTGTTTACCAGTCATCATTTGATATAGTGCTTCTAGTTCTTTACCCAAGAAGCTGTCTTTTAATGATATGTTGAGACGAATGCCCAAATCTCTGTTGCGTCTAGATTGTTGGTGAAAACCGGCAAATCCTGGACCGAACCTAAATCCAAACATTTCATTAATGTCGTGGAAGCCGCCAGCACTGCCAAAGGGATTCCATTCTTGTTGTGAACCGCCAGCATCGTACTCAGCTCGTTTTTGTTCATCGCTTAACGTGCGATACGCTTCTTCAATTTCTTTGAATTTCTTTTCGTCACCACCGCGATCTGGGTGATGCTTCATAGCCAAGGCACGATATGCTTTTTTGATATCTGCCTGGCTGCAATTAGATTGTAATCCGAGAGTTTCGTAGTAGGTCATCATATAATTATACAACATGTTGACCTACTAGTCAACATTCTGATTATCAATCCCTTAGAGGCATATCCCCGTCATCCATTGGTTTGCTGGATGCTGGTTTTTTAACAGCCATTGGGGTTACTGGTGTTGGAGACGTTGCCGCTCCAAATCCTGTATTACCACCAAAGCTACTTGGTGTTGGGCTTGCTGCCGGAGAACCAAATCCTCCTGGTGCTGCACCAAATCCTGATTGTGGTTGGCTAGGTGTTGAAGATCCGTTTGCAAAACCTGCTCCTGGTGTTTGTATTCCGCCATTGTTTGCTCCTGCCATTTTTTCTTGTGTACGACCAAATGCTGCAATACCCAACACAGCACCCATAGCAATATGGAACAAGCCAGCACCTTGTAGTGTTAGTGGATTCCATTGGCTTGTAACTGATCCACCATTTAATGACTGTAACAAACTCCATAACACTGGAAATACAACCATGTCCATGGTGCAGACCAACATGTACATCCAACCCATCATTGGACGCCATTTTGAATTCATCCAATCTTCTTTTTTCTTTTCGCTTTCGCTTTTAATTTCTTCTGACATTTAGTTCGCTCCTATTTGTCTATTACTTTTTAGCAATCATTGTTTGAATTTTTTCCTGAATTGCCTTAGCCCAGAAAGGCTGTGGAAAATTCCAACCTACAAATGCTCCTACTGCTACCCATAATAAAATATCTAACATAATAACGCTCCTCAGTGTTTATGATATTATTTAACGCTTTCAAAGATTTTCTTTTGTTCCTTGTACCACTCTTGCCATGCTTCTAGTTTGGCTGCGTTTTCGTGACAGCTTCCGTAGTTTTCAACGACTCTGTCGAGGAGCTGACTGGCTTTAACTTCGCTGGGGGTTCCATCAGTTGCGGCGGCACGTCCGGCCACTTCATTACGACTGGCGCTGTCGTGCAAGCTGACAGTAGACTTAGGCAAAGCACACTGAGCATCCAATTGCTTGCCCGCAACTTCTTTGATAATTTCTCTGTTAACATATACATTTTCCTTGACTACTTTAATTTTAGTAACTACTTTTTCTTGAATTACAACATTTACTTGCTGACTCTTTTCTTCTGCTATTTTTACTTTTGCTTCAAGTTCTTCAACTCTAGCCCGCCATATCATTTCAGTGCCATAACTTCCAAACAAATACATGCCAGCTGATAATAAAACAACTCCTACCAATTCTGCTGGCAATTTATATTGCCCCATCATAGGAATCCAAGTAACCAACTTACTGGCTACATATAGCCCAATACCCAATGCGATAATAATGTAGGTGAGCCAAATGAAAATGCCATCTGGTATTAAACTTATCATCCATCCCAATTGAGCCATTAGATCATCTCCAACGCAACTGCGTATCCATTATTTTCAAATATAAATGTGTTGTTAATTTTTGTAATGTTGTAGTTGCCAAGAGTTTTTGTTAAAAACATTATCTCACTCATGTCTTTGGATCCTAGTTTGATAGCACCCGGAATTCTGCTGTACAATGCATCTTTACGATCAAAATCTTTAATACGCATATTAACAGATTCAGCAAATACTCTTTCAAACCTAATGTCGTCCTCTAGTACACTGACGTTTTCGGCAAATCCTCTTCTAAAGAAATTAGAAAAATTATTCATTTCGTTATTTGCAACTCTTTCATCATAGCTGTCTATGTCTTTGGGAATTGCTGCTTCCAAAGTTTCTAAATCAGCCGGAATACTTTTAAAACTCTTGTAGTATCTAAACTTCCAATTATTGCTGCCAGTTAATCTGCTAGCGCCGTCTAATAGTTCTATAATTTGTTTTGACACGTGTTTAGTTCTTTCAATCTCAACAAACACTTTAAATTTTCCGTTGTCCACTGGTCCGTTAGTTGCATCAGCGTCAACAACAAAGTCGTAACCCATTTCAAAAAATCTTGCAAGGTCATCTGCTGGGGCTTTACTATCAGCAGTAAAACTTAGTACAACCAAATCTCCGTCTTCGCCAATTTTACTTTTATAGCTGTCAATTTCAAAAACGTGACTGATTAAATTTACCAAATCACCTGCGACTAAATCTTCATTAATTTGCATTATGCTGGTGCTCCTGCCGCTGGTGCTGCCGCGGTTGGCGGTGCTGCTGGTGCTGCTGCTGGTGCAGCTGGTCCTTGATTTCCAGCTGTTGGGTTCTTGCTAGAACGCTCTTCTCTAATACGATCCATATACCCGTTAAAAATATCAAACACTAATTTTTTAGGCATTGCAATTTCTACAACCCAGATAGGTTTGGAATCTAACTTGCCCTTCTTTGTTCCAGGACGTAAATCATCAGGTGTTCTAATCTTGCGCGGCTCTACCTTTTGTGTTTTTTGAAACGTAACCTTGCAGCCTAATTCTGTTAATCTTTTAGCAGCGATTGGGTCTGGCATTTTGTTATAGTCCCACATGAATTCTGCGGTAACCCAATGTCTATCTACTTTTGGTCCGCTAGCTAATTCTCCGTCTTGCCAGTTTTTATATACGTACATATCCATTTCGTCTAGAACTCTTTCAAAGTCCTTTAGAATAGCCAAGCTGGAATTGTTGTTATAGATGCTTTCTACGTTTTTAATTACTTCTAAAATATCGCGCATGGATTTGAGTCCTATATTGTACTCAAGTATTTAGCTAGGAAAGTTCTATGTAGTATGTGTTTATTATTTCACCAAACGTATAAGTAATTGTGTAGGACCTCTGTAGTTATCGAGGCGGTCGCTACAAGTTCTACTTTTACATTAAAGAGTAGGAGAATAACTAGATGAGTAAAAACCGCGTGAAAAAACGTTTTACATCTGATGTTAAAGTAATTGATTTCGAGTCATACCTTCCCCAAAAGAAGCAACGTGTAGTAATGACAGCACGTAATTCTAACCAAAAAACTTACTTACAAAAATTACAAGAAGAATCGACTAGCATTGTATTTGCTATCGGTCCAGCCGGTACGGGTAAAACCATGCTAGCGGTAATGCATGGTGTTAAGTTATATCAGGAAGGGTTAGTTGATAAAATCATAGTTACCAGACCCGCCGTTTCTGTAGATGAGGATTTAGGATTTTTGCCAGGTACATTGAATGAAAAAATGGCACCATGGACTCGTCCTATATTTGACGTCTTAGGAGAGTATTACAAAGCACAAGACATCGCTAAGATGTTGGAGGAAGGAGTTATTGAAATCAGCCCACTCGCGTATATGCGCGGAAGAACCTTTAAGAACGCATACATTATTGCTGATGAAATGCAAAATGCCACAGTCAATCAAATGAAAATGTTACTAACACGTTTAGGAGAAAATTCTAAAATGGTAGTAACTGGTGACTTAGCACAAGCTGATCGTGTGAACGACAATGGCTTGATTAATTTTTGCAACCTACTCAAAAATAAACAAATGAAACATATCGATATAGTGCAGTTTGACCATAAAGATATTGAACGCCACGATGCAGTAAAGGAGGTGTTATCGCTGTACGGGGACAACTAATAAGTTAAAAAGGGGCTTAAGGCCCCTTTTTTATTTGCACTACTTCTACGCCGGACTTTTCGAGAAACGCAACACCACCAGTATCCCGATAAGCGTCCCTATATAGAACACTGCCAATACCACTTTGGAATATAAGTTTGGCACAGTCCAAACATGGAGCATGGGTAATAAACATAGTAGCACCCATACCACTGTTGTTAGACTTAGCCAGTTTTGCAATCGCATTTGATTCGGCATGAAGTACCTCCGGTTTTGTTTTTAATTTGAATCTCATTTTTCGACCGTGTGCAGATACCCATTCTTCAAAAGGCCATTGCGATTCAATTTCTTCAGGACTAAGTCCATGCTCAACACCACTCATAAATTCTTTATCTTCGCAGTTGTTATCCCATCCACTGGGCATTCCGTTATATCCATAACTAATAACTGTATCGTCTTTGACAATAACTGCACCAACTTGTAACCTACGTGCATGGCTTAATTTTGCAGTACGTTCAGCAAAATCATTGTATAAATCTATATATTTTTGTTTCATTCTATTTCTAACCAAGTATGGTCACCCATGTATTTTACTTGTGTTTGATAAACATAATCTTCTGGAGGCCCACTAGACCAGTCAGTTGGACCGTGCTGTGTTAACAAAATGTGTTCCTTACGCTGGTCCCAAACTAGCCAATAATAATTGCCCATCACAGGTTGAAATTGATAAACGGCAGCGTGTACAGCATCAGTCACATCTAATCGACGTTTAATACCTTCTGCTTGTTTTTGTAATACTGCTACTAATTCCATGATACGATCATATTCTTGCTGGGCATACATCCTAGCATGATTAATCATTATGTCTTTTTGTTTAGTAACAGGAATTAAATCAAACTTTGGCCCACCAGCTTCAGTTGGATACTCGCTTACATTCCTATTAAAGAATGGAACTACGCTGTCGCCAATTTTAGCATCATAACTATGCCTGCCTTTGGCTAAGTTTGATTTCTTTTCTGTCATTCTTCAAGTAAATCAAGTTTGTTTGGTTTGCCGTTCCACTCTTCAGCATCTGGCAGTGCAGCCTTGCGCTTGGTAATAACTGGCCACTTAGCACTTAGACGTTTATTAATATCAGTCCACAATACAACATTTACATTGACGTCATTATCTGGGACAATGGCATCAATTGGACATTCAGGGACACATACACCGCAGTCAATACATTCGTCTGGATTAATTACTAAAAAATTTGGACCTTCATAAAAGCAATCAACGGGACACACTTCCACGCAGTCAGTGTGTTTGCATTTGATGCAATTCTCAGTCACTAGATAAGTCATAGATGTGATAAC